AACAACAGATGAGCGTAGGATCAATTGATTCTATGGTCGAGGTGGCACTCACCCAGGATGAAGACTTTCTAAAAGTAAAAGAGACTTTAACAAGAATTGGTGTAGCATCTCGTAAGAATAGAGCACTTTATCAAAGTTGCCATATTCTCCATAAGCAGCAAAAGTACTATATTGTACATTTTAAAGAACTATTTGCATTAGATGGTAAACCAACAAATTTTACTGATGAGGATGTTGCAAGACGTAACACGATTGCAAATCTTTTAAGTGAGTGGGGTCTTGTTGAACTACGTAATCCAGAACAAACTGCGGATCCAGTAGCTCCATTGAACCAAACAAAAATTATTCCATTCAAGGATAAGGATCAATGGGATTTAGTACCTAAATATAACATAGGCAAAAAGCGTTGACTTTGTAACGTAAAAGACCTATAATATAGATGTGATGCCATGTTGGGTCACATAACATATGCTTGCTAAAGATAAAGGAGCACACTATGGTAAACAGACAACTATTTTCTTTTGATTTAAACGATCCATTTTTCAAACACAGTGTTGGATTTGATAGGCTATTCAATCAACTAGATGTGATTAATAACGCCCATTCAATAGAATCCACATATCCTCCATACAACATCATCAAGACTGGTGATGAAACATTTTCAATTGAACTTGCAGTTGCAGGTTTTACAAAAGGGGAGATTGATGTCGAAGTTAAGCAAAACGTCATCACTGTACGAGGTGAAAAACAAGAAGGAGAAGAGAAGGAAACCTTTGTTCATAAAGGGATTGGAACCAGAAAGTTCCAAAGAGCTTTCACGTTGGCAGATTATGTTGAAGTCGTTGAAGGTGATATCTTAAATGGGATCCTTGTTTTGAAGTTTGAAAGAAAAGTTCCAGAAGCTATGAAGCCAAGGAAAATTAACTTAGGACTCAAAGAAAGCTCCAGTGGAGTCAAAGAACTTCTGACTGAGTAGCTTTATAAATAGGGGCAGATAAACTTCTGCCCCTAACATAAGGAAAAAAACATGGTAGATATGGTTAAACTAAGAGAGACGTTGGAAGATGATGAAGGCAGAATTGATGCCGTCTATTTGGATCATCTTGGTCTTCCTACGTTTGGTATCGGACACTTAATCACTAAGAATGATGAAGAACACAAGTTGGATGTTGGAACAACTGTGACTCCTCAAAGAGTGTTTGAAGCATTTGAAGACGACTTGAAAGTTATTATCAAAGAAGCTGAAAAGGTATTTCCAGGATACTTTGAGTTACCTGAAGAAGTACAGCAGATTCTAGCTAACATGATGTTCAATATGGGTGCCCCAAGACTCATGAAATTTAAAAAGTTACGAGCTGCTGTTGCTGAAGCTGATTGGGAAGAAGCAGCTGTTCAGATGAAAGACTCTAAGTGGTACGATCAAGTAACTAACCGAGCCGATCGTTTAATTGCAAGGATGGAAGCTGTTGGCTGATATAAGCATTGATGCCGTACAACCAATAGGTTCAATTACTGATAAGCATAACACAGGCTATTCTCATTCTGAACAAGTAGTGGATGGTACGGAACATATTTACACCAGTATACTTGAAACAAAAACAGGTAAGGTATTGGGAGAAAAGGATACAATAGTTCAGATCTATGATAGGTTTGGAGCTCTGTATACACCAACAATAGCTGGTGGACAATTTGACTCGCAGATATAGCAGACAAGCAAAAATAGACTAGGTAAATCTATTGCTTACATACTAAATATTTATATCCATTAACAAGATATAGATAGGAAGTATAATGTCGATAGGCAAATGGTTTGCTTCGTTATGTGCCTCTATAGCAGTTGCTAGAGAAGCAGAAGCGAGAACTAGAATGAAAATGTATTGGAACGAAAACTATGATAAAAAGACTTCTCAGTAAGTTATTTCCCGAGCATGGCGATCTAGCCAAGCATCGAAAATACACAACAAGGTATCAAGATTTGTGTATGTAAAGCAGGGGGCGAAAGCCCCCTTTTTTGTTATGGGCTGATAAATAAAAGTGTTGACTTTTATCAGTAAAAGAGAGATACTAATAAGATGAAATTCTATACAGGCGCTTGGCTTTACAAGTCTAAAATACTCGTAGTAGGTTATGACAACGGAGAACGATTCGTTGAGACCGTACGATATCAACCATATATGTTCGTTGAATCTAAAACAGGTAATACTGGATGGAAGACCATCAAAGGTAAGCCTGTTGAGAGAGTTGACTTCCCTAATATTCATTTGAAGAGAGAGTTCTATAAGAGCTATAACAAGGTCTCAGGATTCAACTTGTATGGTCTAACTAATGATCTATACACTTATCTCAATGATGCATGGGAAGGCGAGCAAGTTGACTACGATGTTAGTCAGATCAAAGCTCTTAACATAGATATTGAGGTTGCAGCTGATGAAGGGTTTCCTAGTATCGAAGATGCAACTAAACCTGTGACAGCTGTCACTATGAAGATGATCAATGATGATAAGATATATGTGCTTGGTTGTGGTGAGTATGAAAACAATAACGAGAATGTTACATATGTAAAGTGTGAGACTGAAGCTCATCTACTTAGAAAGTTTATAGACATTTGGAAGGCTTTGGATCCTGATGTTGTTACTGGTTGGAACGTAGAAATGTTTGACGTTCCATATATGGTTAACAGAATTTCTAATGTTCTTACATTTGACGATGCACAGCAACTAAGTCCATTTGGTATCATAAATGATCGAAGGTTTGTTGTGAGTAGAACTGATGGTACAGAAGCTGTAAGACCTGATATCATTGGTGTTACTATTCTTGATTACTTAGTGATGTATCGTAAGTTTACATACGTTCAGCAAGAATCTTATAGGTTAGATAACATAGCATTTGTTGAGCTTGGTGAGAAGAAGCTAGACTACAGTGAGTACGATGGCTTACTTGGTTTGTATAAGAACAACTATCAAAAGTTTATTGACTATAATATTAAAGACGTTGAGCTTGTTGATAAGCTAGAGAGTAAACTTGGTTTGCTCGAGTTAGTATATGCTATCGCATACGATGGTAAAGTTAACTATGTTGATGCATACACATCTGTTCGTATGTGGGACATCATTATACATAACTATCTCTGGCGAAAGCAGATTGTGATTCCTCAACTAGATGTTAGAGATAAAGAACGAAGAGTTGATGGCGCATATGTTAAAGATCCACAGACTGGTATGCATAAGTGGATTGTTTCCTTTGACTTGAATAGTTTGTATCCTCATCTCATTATGCAATATAATATTGGTCCTGACACATTTCATGAGACTAAACTACCTGTCTCTGTACAAGAGATTATTGATGGTAAGTTAGATGATCATAGACATTATCTCGAAGAACATAATCTTGCATGCACTGGCTCTGGAGCAATGTATTCACGAGATAAGAGAAGCTTCTTGGCTACATTGATGGATAAGATGTACAATGACCGAGTCGTGTTTAAGAACAGAATGAATGAGTTTAAACAAAAGCAAGAAGACACTGGTAAGGACTACTCTGCAGAAATTGCTAAAGCTCACAATATGCAGATGGCTAAAAAGATTCAGCTTAACAGTGCTTATGGTGCTTTGGGTAACAACTACTTTAGATGGTTTGATGTAAGATATGCTGAGTCGATTACTTTATCTGGTCAGCTGTCTATACGTTATATGCAAAAGCATATTAATGAATATCTAAACAAGACGTTGAATACTGACAATATAGACTATGTGATTGCTTGTGATACTGACTCTATGTATTTGACTCTTGATAAGATGGTAGAGAAAGTATTTGAGGATAAGAATCCATCTCAAGGAGATATTATTGATTGGATGGATAAGGTTGCTGAGCAAGTCTTTGAACCATTCATTGATAAAAACTATGAGCGTCTTGCTAAGATTACAAATGCATATGAGCAGAAGATGTTCATGAAACGAGAAGCTCTTGCTGATAAAGGTATATGGACTGCTAAGAAGAGATATGCATTGCACGTTCATGATATGGAAGGTGTTAGGTTCAAGAAACCATACATGAAGATTCAAGGCATGGAGACTCAAAGGTCTTCTGTACCACAGATCTGTAGAGATAAGATGAAAGCTGCAATGAAGTTAATAATGACTCAAGATGAAGGTGCTCTTATAGAGTTTGTTGATGACTTCAGAAAAGAGTTTATGTCTTTGCCATTTGAGGATATAGCGTTTCCTAGAGGAGTCCGTGGAATACATAAATATAAAAATAGTGTAACCCTTTATAATAAAGGAACACCAATACACGTACGAGGAGCTCTTGTATATAATTATTTACTTGAACAACACGGTCTAGGTAATATATACAATCCTATCTATGATGGTGACAAGATTAAGTTCTGTTATCTGAAAGTACCAAATCCTGGAAGAGAAAACGTCATTGCGGTGTCTACAGGACTACCAGAAAAGTTTAACATGGAGCAATACATTGACTTCAATACTCAGTTTGAGAAGTCTTTTCTTGAACCAATGAGAACTGTCTGTGGTGCTATACAATGGAAGATGGAAAAAGGGCAAGCAACGTTGGAGGATTTTTTCTAATGGCAGTAAAACCAACAATGGATTTTGATTTTGGCTTCACAGCAATGGATGCTGATGAGTTAGATGCAGTCCAATCAGTAAAACAAGAAGCAGCAGTTTCTTCAAAAGAAGCGTTGTCTTTACAAGAGAAATGTGATACACTGTATAATATGATTCAGCCACTGCTGAACAACTTACAGAAGAACCCTGAGAAAGACTATATCTATTGGCCCAACCGAATGGAAAAGGTTGAGGCATTTGGAGATAGTTTGACTGCAGTTTATAAAGGATGATTGAATGAGTGACTTTTTTCGTAATCTAGCTGAAGACCTTAAAGATGAAGACACTAGTATTGCTGCGGACGGTATGGGTTCTGCAGAGTATACTGGTACTGTTGATACAGGATCATATATCTTAAATGCTGTAATGTCTGGTAGCATATACGGAGGAGTACCTAATAATAAAATAACTGCTTTTGCTGGAGAGACTACTACTGGTAAGACTTTCTTTGCATTGGCTGTTGTAAAGCAATTTTTGATAGACCATCCTACTGGAGGTGTTGTCTATTATGATACTGAAGCTGCTGTCACTAAGGAGATGATGGAGAGCAGAGGTGTTGATACACAAAGAATTATACTTAGTGAACCACAATCTATCCAGCAGTTTAGAACTCATGCTATTAAAGTATTAGATGAGTACGAGAAGACTGCTGTAGGTAAACGACCACCTATGATGATGGTTCTAGATTCCCTTGGCATTCTCTCTTCTGAGAAAGAACTTGCTGATACTGCAGCAGGTAATGATACGAGAGATATGACTAAAGCTCAATTGATTCGAGGTACTTTTAGAGTGTTGACTTTAAAGTTAGCTAAGCTTAAAGTACCTATGATAGTTACCAACCATGTCTATGAAGTAATTGGAAGTTATATTCCAATGAAAGAGATGGGTGGTGGTAGTGGACTAAAATATGCTGCTAGTACTATTGCATTCTTATCTAAGAAGAAAGAACGTGATGGTAAAGAAGTTATTGGTAGTATTATTAAGGTCAAGATGTTTAAATCTAGATTGAGCAAGGAGAACCAAGAAGTTGAATGTTTACTTAATTATGATAAAGGCCTTAACAAGTACTATGGTCTTACAGAACTGGCTGTACAAGCTGGTGCCTGGACTACTTCAGCTAATAGAGTTGAGACCGCACAGGGTAAAGTATACCCTAAAGCTATCTTAAAAGAACCTGAGAAGTATTTCTCACAAGATGTGATGGATGCTATTGAAGGATATGTAAAGAATAAGTTTAGTTATGGCGGAGAAGTAGATGATAGAGCGGACGATACTGAACAGTCTGATTCAGAATGAAGATTATGTACGAAAGGCAATTCCTTATCTAAAGGAAGAATACTTTCATGATCTAGCAGATAAAACTGTCTATAATATTATATGTGAATACTTTGATAAGTATAATAAACCTCCTACTGTGGAGGCAATATCTGTTGAGTTGAGTAACAAAAATAACTTATCTGAACAACAGTATACTGCTGCTACTGAGTTGGTAAAAGGCTTTGAAGAAAACGATAACGACGAAGATTGGTTACTAGATGAGACAGAAAAGTTCTGCCAAGATAAAGCAGTATACAATGCCATTATGGAGTCAATTAGTATCATCGATGGTAAGACTGATAAGGGGAGGGGAGCACTCCCTACTATTTTGTCAGATGCTCTTAGCGTTAGCTTTGATCCACATATTGGTCATGACTTCATAGATGATGCTGAACAGAGATGGGAGTTCTATCATACTGAAGAAGTAAAGATAAAGTTTGATCTTGAGTTGATGAATAAGATCACTAAGGGTGGTTTGTCTAAGAAGACTCTGAATATATGTCTTGCTGGTACTGGTGTCGGTAAGAGTATGTTTATGTGTCACTGTGCAGCTGCTAATCTTAGAGATCAGAAGAATGTGTTGTATATCACATTGGAGATGGCTGAAGAAAGAATTGCTGAACGTATTGATGCCAATATGATGGCTGCTACAATCGATGAGGTAAGAGGATACGAGAAAGAGGAATATGATAAAAAGATAAAGCGTATTGAGAATAATTACAAAGGTAAGATTGTTATCAAGGAGTATCCTACTACAGGAGCTGGATCTAATCACTTTAGATACTTGCTGCAGGAACTCAAGGTAAAGAAGAACTTTATCCCTGATATCATCTATATTGATTATCTTAATATATGCATGTCTGCGAGGATAAAATATGGAGCAGGAGTCAATTCGTACACGTACATTAAAGCAATTGCAGAAGAGTTACGAGGTCTCGCTGTGGAATATGACGTGCCAATCGTCTCAGCGACACAGACCACAAGATCGGGCTACACGTCTAGTGACTTGGGGCTTGAAGACACCTCGGAGAGCTTTGGTTTGCCGGCGACTGCTGACTTTATGTTTGCGATTATTAGCACAGAAGAATTAGAGAACTTAAACCAGATACTTGTTAAACAGTTAAAGAACAGATACAGTGATCCTAGTACGGATAAACGATTTGTTCTAGGAGTTGATAGAGCTAAGATGACTCTATACGATACTGAGCAAAGTGCTCAGGATGATATACTTGGTGAAGCTATATTTGATCACACACCTACTGGAGAAGCAATTATGGATAAGTTTAAGGAGTTTATCTAATGAAGCATAATTACTCGGTTAGAAAACAAAACAATGAGTATTCTGTTATTGAATTGAAAACGAACCAAGTTATTAATAGGTATGAGCTAAGAGATGACGCTAATCAAATAGCCAGGTTTTTGGAGTCTGGAGGGGGATTTGCAGGAGAAACACCACGTTTTTTTGTTAAAAACGTGGTGACATTGCCAGCGGAGCTAGCTAAATAGGTATATCAACATTTGTTAGTTTCGACGTGGGGGCGGCGTAACTAGAGGCAAGCGTGTAGTCAGGCTACATAGAAGGAAATGATTGGGATGTCCTAACGGACCTGTGGGGTTCAGCCAATCCATTGTTGATAACTGCAAAGGCCCATTGGTTTTTTAACACAATGGGCCTTTTTTATTAACTGAATTTTCTGGGGACTTTGGAGAACGCATAAATAATTCTCATCGGTTAGAGGTTGATATTATAAAGATATTTAGTTAAGATGATGCTAAGGAGTGACAAAAAAAATGGATTTATATCCTGAATCTCAAGATTTTTTAGATGGATTAGCTTATACAAAAAAGCATAAAGTTTCAGAAGCATATGTTCAATACTTCTTGGAGACATATAGAGTGACTGGTAATTCCAAATATAGTAAGAATAATGCAATAAGGTTGGCTACACAGGAGGTAGACACTCATGCGTATAATTTGGAACTGATATGACCGTAACACTTCAAGATGTCATCTTTGACAAAATGTGCGTTCTTGAAAACGCATTTAGTAGACAAGAACATCTTGACGTAAACAAAAGAGATACGATACTAGATCACCTATCATGGTTGAATAAAATGAATATAGCTCTAAGACCTAGAGACAGAGAGATATTACAATTTTGCATCAATGCCTTTGAGGATAAAACAGAATGGAAGTAGTGAGAATTGTACAACGCGTTGACATTGATAGGATAAGAGAGGAGTATGAAAAGATCAAAGATATTGTACCATGGGAGAATGGACAAACATCTATAAACTACAGAGATATAGAAGATGAGGATAAGCATCTTGGTGGATGTGGCTGGCATAAGGAATATTTTACTAGAGGACACGTTTTCCAAAAGGATTATATACTGTATAATGAAGAATATCATAATACACTAATCAAAGGCGTACTTACTCAGTACCAATGCTACAGATCAAGATTCTTAACTAGAAAGAGTGGTACTTGTTACCAATGGCACAATGATAATGACTACAGATTACACATACCAATATACAGCGATCCTGGAAACTACTTTGCTTTTGAAAAAGGCATTGAAAGACTTGAGCCAGGATATGCGTATATGGTAAATACTACGAAGAAGCATTCTTTTTTCAATGGAAGTAAAACTGACAGAATTCACATTGTAGGAAACATCGAATATGGCTTTAGAGGCTCAGAAATCCAAA